CGATCAACGACTCACGTTCTAGTCCATCACGCTCCTGCTGTAGCTTCTGAAACAGCCTGCTTTCGGTGAAAGACTCCACTACACCCACCATATCCCCATTGTCTCCGTACAAAGGAGATGTCCTTACAATTATCGGAACACGATGGCCCTGCTTATGGCGAAGATAGACCAGCTTTTCACGAGGCACATGGTCTTTGATTGTACCAGACACCGGACAGCCTTCTTGGCACAAGTTACGACCACTGTCATCAACGTGCCTCAGAATATCGTCGGTGCATTTGCGCCCAATGACTTCGCTAGCCTCGTACCCTGTCAGCCGCTCAGCTGCCTTATTCCAAAACGTAATTACTCGGTTGAGATCGAGCAAGTACACCCCATCGTACATGGCATCAAGCAACCGTCGATACTTGGAGTCAATTTCAAGTTTCAATTGGAGGAAGTACCCTGGATCAAACCATCGATCTTTTGCTTCATGTGCTCGGGCACTGCTACCGTTTCCACCAAAGTCTGGCCGAACTTCGTCAATCTCATGGCCGCGATCACTGTCGAGCATAGTAAAAACCCCACATCGTGGTTCTCTTCAAGCGCCTTAGCTGATACCTTTAAGTCGATCTTTATGTGGATCGTATCCTGCGGGTCTACTGTGAAAGCGCCCTCTTGAATCGTACCAGGCTTCGCATAAGGCATTTGAAAACTCGTCCAATATGACATAGATGTTGCCAAGGTCTGTTTGCTCCACAAGCACAGCATCCTTGGCGGTTTGGTACTCTCTCTTCGCTTCCTTCAGAATCTCAGCTTGTTCAGGTATTCTTTTGTTGTACCTGCGTCGTGTTGTCGAACTCATGACTCTTCCTACACGACTGGTTGATCTTATTCCGCTTCTTCTTTCAGCTTTCTTCCAATGAGCGACCCCAACTTGAGCCAAAAGTCTGGCGGTATCTTGAGAGCCAAAAAGCGTTCAACTGCATCTTGCTTGATCGACACCTGTTGTTTGCCTGCAACATCTGCCTGCTCAATCAGATGCTTGACTTCATTCGCTGCGTGCGCGTACTCGAACAACCGCCTCCAATCCTCTTTCTCCATCTCCAATGCAACTTCCATCATAGGTCCCCTATGCGAATGTCATGATAGGCGTACGCCGCAATCGTTCGAGCGCCAAGTTGCAGTAGTTCCACGCATGCACACTGTGTGGGTCAAGACCAAGATTGATCCACTCCATCTTGAATTGTCCTGTCTCGTCGTTGATGACAGTCTTCTGTTTGACGATGGATTTGAAATGCAAGTAGGCATGCGTCTCGAAGATATGCAAAGGCTCGAAACGACCTGTTTTGAGATTGCGGCAAACCTGAACCAAAGACCGAGGATGCGGCCACTCAACATCACGGTCCGCGATAGCCTTCATTGCGGCTTCGATGGAGAGATAACGACTGAGCATGCAAGAGTATTTGAACTTGATCTTAGGTCCACCTTTGCGGACTGTCATCTTGTAGCGTGATCGATCTCCCCACTGGGCCATCTCACGTTGCTGCTCCAAATACCATGACACAAACACACGCTTAGGAAACTCACGAGCGAAGTCCATGGCTTCGTTGGCGTTGGGCATCGCATCGATGATGCACAAGTCAACACTGTACTCCTTCATCAACTCGTAGAGTCTCTTGAACGGTGTGACCTTCTTACCAGCCTGCCAATAGATCTGGTTGTCTCTATCGATGATCTCGTAGTGAACAATGCGCTTCTTACCGTTGGACTCGCGCCGAGCGATGAACACGTAGTTGTTACCGCTCATCTGGTCTACACCCATGGCTGTGTGTGTAGCCTTACCCAACCACGACAAGTCCGTGTTGGTGCAGGCTTCTAGATCATCGTCCGTGACAGGAACATTCTCTTCGTCAACATAAGGCTTGCCCAGCTTTGCGTTGAAGAATTCCTTGAGGTTCTGGGTAGTCTGGAAACGCTCCCAAATCTCAGCAGGACTGATGAACTTCGAGAGCATCTGGTGAATATGGTAACTCTGAACTGACGCGCCAGGATTGTGAGGAATGTACTGACCGTTTTGTGGATCGGAAATCCTCATCTTGCAACGCGGGCATCGATAGTACACCTCGTCAGGTGTCACCGCTATGCAGTCAGGAAACACCTCAGACAAGATCACACCGTCTGGGCAGTTGCACTTGCTATGCCAGTAGTTCTGTGTCCCACGAAGAAATTGCCGGTGGATGTCACTGTTTGGGTAGCCAGCTGTCGATGCCTGGATGATGTTTTTGTACGTGGAGTGGCTCAGTCGTTCTCTGGCCTGGTCGATGTCAGCTGCGTTGACCAAACGCACCTCGTCAAAGCACAGCATGTCGAAAGGTGTGGAGTCTTTAGAAGCCACACCCCCCAGATGCCGCAAGTACAACGATGACTTTGCGCCGACCTTCTTGTAGCCCAGTGTATCTGAGTCTTGAACCAACCGTTGCAAGTCTTCATTTGATGCAATGAGCGGGGTCATGCGGTCTTTGGACAGCTGCGTCACACCTTCAGCTGTGGGGAAGTACAAACACGCTTTGACATGATTGGTCGCACAAAAATGGATCAGCTTGAGCAACATCCAGATGGTCGCGCCCATCTGAGCTGCTTTCATCATGATCACTTCTTGGGAACGCTCCATGTACAGAGGCACTAAATAGCGATGAGAATCGAAATCAAACTTTCGGTGGTCGACCTCAATGCCAGACGTGGAGGCCCATAAAGCGAAATTGTTCCACTTGAGTGCTTTCAGATGATCATCCGAAATGGAACCAGGCTGCAAGGAAGACACAGCTGACGATGAAAGTTGTTGCTGCGGAGGAAGCATCGATTGAAAGATGCTCGATAATGGATCGGCTTCTTTCTTGAGATTCGTGACAGGTGTGCGCTTCACACCTTTGGCAGGTGTGCGCTTCACAGGGGAACGAGAAGTTCCAGAAGCTTGCGTGCTCATTGCGGCACCACAGCTTCCAGCTCCACGTCATCCTCGTCCTCATCCTCGTCACTGTATTGTTCTAGCTCATTCATGTCTGGAGGCTCATCCAAGCTCAAATTCAATTGATCCGCTCCAGCTCCCATGACACTAGCCAACAGTTTGTTGAAGTCCACACCATGTTTGACACTCAAACGCGTCAAGTAGTTTACGGTCCTCTTCATTTGGCTGTTCATCTGGACCATCAGATGGATCCGGCTGCCATAATCAAAGAACATGAAGTTGTACGGAACCGTATCCCCGTACTCTGTAAACAAACGATTGAGGTGGAACGACAAATTGTCCACCACTTTGAGTTGTGGCTTGTTCTCTTCTTGGTGTTGGAAACGAGCTGCGCTCGCATCCTGCTGTTGTTGATCGGTCTTGTAGAACTTCATGAACTCGTCAATGTCACGGAAAGCCATCATTTCCTGGAGCACGTCCAGGTCCAAGTTCTCTTCGTTGGCGATCTCGTTGACGAGTTTTGTGAACCGATGAGAGTTTAGCTCGCCCTTGAGACGGTTACGCCGTACCAACTTGATCTTGGAAGTAAGCGCATCCCACTCACGGACCACCACAGGCAGCTCTTCATAGTCCAGGAGCTTAGCTGCGCGATAGCGATGGTTTCCTGATACGATCCTGTAATGACCTTTTCCGTGCTCGTTGTCAGGAATTACCTGTAAGGGCTCATCAAATCCGTCCTGGTCGATCTCTTGCACAAGGTTGTGAAAGGTCGCCTTGCTTTGTTCCTGCGGGTTCCCCTCAAACTCGTGTAGATTTTCAACATGGACATAGGTGATCGATATCTTGTCCTGAGACATCACAACCCCAATCTGTTTGAAAACCAGGAGGGAGTCTATCCCAACAAGCAGATCACGTCGAGATCAGTTTGTTTACTGTCCGGAAGATGGCAACTTCTCTTGGAAAATGTCTTCATTCCCAAGGAAGCACACCATATCTGCAGAGTCGTAGAGGATTTGGGAAGCTGTGTTCTGAAAAGTGTAGACCTCAACCCGTTTGCCAGACTCTTTGATCTGTTTGAGCAATGGCCCGTAATCTCCGTCTCCACTGGCAATGATAACTGTGTCAAACTGGTCCACTAAGCCAAGCACATCGATAGCGATCCCAACATCCCAATCTGTATGAAACGGTTTGTCGATGCCTTTCTCATAGCGCATCTGCCGCGTCTTGACCTCATACCCAAAGCGCTTCATAGACAGAAGGAAACGCTCATTGCGTGAACCTTCCTCTCGAATTCGACCTGTCGACGACGTGCGCCGATGGGGAGCTGTGATGGTGTAAGCAACAGCTTTGACATTCCTTGGAACATTAGCGTAACCGGCATTGCCGACCCTTGCCAGCAGTGCCTTGAAGTTTACGCGCGCCGCAGAACCAAACGTCTCACGGCAGCTATGCCAGAGATTGTTTACGTCAACAGCCAGGTAGACCCGTTCGGCTACTTTCTGAGTACGTTGTGTTGACATGCGCAGTGGAGCAAGGGCTTCTTGCAATGTGGACATAATGGGACCTGTACATCGGCTTGGGTTCTTTTTTGATCCGATGGCACACTGGGTTCCTTACGTTGCTCAGCACCCTTTGGCGTATCAGGCATTGTGTCCTCACAGTGTTTTGAGCCCGTAGTATGCAATTAACGCTGCATCTGACCGCCCATCCATAGACATGACCCGCCCACGAGGTTTGTGCAAAGGGAGAGCTGGAAACAGTCGGCTAGCCAAAGACAAAGACTTCGCCTTGGTCGTCTCTCCAGTCACCCCTTTGAACATAACCTTCGTCCACACACGAGTGTCTATGATCTGGTACGGTTCGCCTAGAGCAACCAGTGCCATTTCCGCCAGGCCAAAGCCACGTCCAGTCTTGAACGTGGAAGACAGCCCTTGCTTTGGCATCGCTTGCGCTTTCTCCAAAAACAACATCGGGTTGTCGCCCGACTCCCTCACCATATCCACCAAACGCTTGAGTCCATTGAATAGACCATTAGGATCGAAGTTTCGTTTTACACTGACAGTATCCTTGCCAATGTTCTTGCCCTTCTTCACCCTAGTCTTTTTCCTATCTTCCAAGATCGGCATATCAAAGAAGTGTATGAGCTTCAAGCGTTCCGAAAGCGCCACAACGGCTCCATCGAGTCCGCCGTCGATGCCTATAGCTGTCCAGGCCATTCGATCCCCACTGTAGGCTATTCTTGGATCTCTTTCAACAATCTGTCCACCCAACCACGGCGCTCGCCTGTGTTGCACCAACGCAAATATGCGTTCTCTTCCTCTAACTTCTTGAGTGTCAGCTTTACTGCACCGGAAAAACTGGTCTTTTTCCCTTTTCCTCGCGTCCTCTTCGGAGTTGATCCCTTCCTCCCACGACCACGCTTCACTGCATTGAAATACGTAGGATGAACTTGGGTCTTGGTTGCTCTAACAAAATCTTCCGCCGACCCACCAGGATTCTGCTCAAGCCACTGCTGAATCCGCTCTTTCTTAGACAGCTCCGTCGCCATCGAAACCGACGGGACGCTTACGGCCACCGCATTGCTAACACCGTTGCCGCTTCTGTCTTTCCCTTTCCCCTTTCTGCTTCTGGAAGTGATCATCTTAGGATCAGAAAGGCTGGCTCCGAACTTAACCGCCCAGTTCTGAGCAGCCTTATCGCTGATCTTCATCTTCTTGGCGATCTCACTCCACAGCAAACCCTGCTTGCGCAATTCAATAACCTTCTTGGCTTTCTCTTCTGTGTAGAGACTCTTACTCATGACTTACCTCCCTTGCGAGCAGCTACTGCTTGTTTGGCTCTCGACTTTCTCATGTTGTTTCTCACCTCGATTCTGTGCCGAGCGTTATCGATCTCTGCACCAATGAACTTGTTCATGTCCTTTGCCTTCGGGCTAGACAACCTCCGCAAAAACTCACCCACCTTGATGTAGATGGACAAACGCTCCTCGGTACTCGTGGGTGGCAACACCAGCACCGCAAGTCCGTAAAAGCAAGCAACCAAACGAAAACGATCTTGAGCACCGTTCACGTACAAGATCGCCTGACGATGTTTGAGGTTGTGCTCTTCCCGTACTGAATCAAGGAATCGCTGGTTCCACGTGATGGTTCGTAGGTTGGTCTCTTCCTCATAGGCGACGATCTCAATAGGAGTCGTCCTCTCAGTTGAAATTGCCATGTTGTCAGTCCTTGTTTTCCTCCGACGAATCTCCGTTCACAACTGCTAATGGTGGGACCATCTTGTCTGTATCAACCGAACCCTCTTGACCATCCCAATCCAAGATGCCCAGCTCTTTATCGATACCCCACTGTTCCTCTGCAGACAGCTCATCAAAGTTGCTAGGTCTAAGCTTGGCCTTCTCCGTATCAGACATTGTTGGCTTGTAGATCACATAAGTCGTTATGGTCTTGTTTTCTTCATCGATTTCATCACGAATAATGATGTTCTCTTTCATCCACGCCTTGAACTCGGGCAACAACAAAAGCTTGTCAAATATGGCCAGGGCTCTCTCTTTGACGGCGGCGGCGTGTTGTTCCTGTTGCTGCATCATTCGCCTTAGCTGATCCGCTGCGTTCGGGTCTGCTCGTTCCATTGGTGCCGTTACCTTTCG